AAACGGTCTTTTGAATATCTCGACTTTTGCATATGATTGATAGAATGCCATATCACAAGCCATGCACAATGAATCAGGCGCATCATCGTGTTTATTCTTTCCAGTAACCTTAAATGAATATACATTTTGCATGAATAAAGAGTATTCCTTGGAACGTTTACCATCTTCAAGGAATATGAAATGTTCACGGATATCACTAGCCTTATCAAATATCCGTTGTTCCTTAGCCTTATTGTTAGGTGCTGCCTTATGAGTAATTGTGCAATGGTATCCGTTCCTGGTTAAATATTCATCAATACCATCTTTAAATTCCATTGTTGTTTTAGTGGCTTCAACTTGCACCTTGCCAACCTCATATTTCATAATTGCACGTGCCAATAATGGTTGTGTAACAGTCTTTTCCTCATTACTATAAACAACATCCACAATATAAATATCTTCACCATATTGATAACAAATAGGGCTTGCCACAAAGTCTCCACCACCCCATGCGGGGTCGACTGCCATGAATTTCCTATCGGGTTCTTCATCGGGTAATACACCATTAAAGTAACGCATGTCTTGTGGGTCAAATACCGTGCCTTGTCTTTCAATTGGTTCACCTTGATATTGTGCTAACCAAGATGCCATATCATTGTTTCTCTCAAATGATGCCCTACGTTGGTGAAAATATTCAGTAGAAAATCCCACTTGATAATCATAATCAAAATTGCTTTCATCATTCTCATTTAATGCGGGAACGTTTATCATCTTAAATCGGATGCCTTTGAACTTTTCATCATTTGTTAATAAGTCATACCGTATCCCAGTAGGGTCATACATACTCCACCTAGTACCAACCCAAAGTAATTTAGCCTTTTCTTTCTTACGTGGAATCATATTATTGTCTACCTTACTCCAAGCAGCGATAAGTCTATCGGGATTTAATGCCTCTTCAATACCACTAATTAAATCGTCGGCAATTAAGATGCCATTACAATCCGTTGCACCATTTAAAGTGCCATACAAGGAACGACAAGTAAGAGAATGATAACGTTTCCGTCTATCAAGGTCTAAGGTTTCTTCTTTAGCATTGGTACTCATTAATTTTGAACCAGGGAATATATCACCATACCGATATGTATAATTGTCTTGTAAAATCTCCAGAACACCATTATAAAATGCGCTTGTGATTATATCGGAATAAGAAACATATAAATTGGCATTCTCGGAATTCCTACCAAGTAACCACAAAACAAAAAACATAGTCATTGTAGTTTTTCCCACACGTGGAGGCATCGACAAAAACAATTCATCTAATTCATCATCGGCAAGCATTTGTAATGCTTCAATCAACGGGTATAGTGTCTTTTTGCGTGGTTCATAAAACTTTTCCACTTTTAGTCTACCCCATTCAAGTGCCATACAAAAATCATTGAATTTATCCTTGGCAGTAAGCACATAAGTACGATATAACATTTGATCTAATGCATTTAATGCTTCAAAATCCTTGGCTAAATAAGCCTTTTTTATTTTTTGCCCGATTTTTATCCTTGCATTTTCCACATTGGCTAAAACAAATGCCTTGTCCTCCAAGTAAATTTCCTTTAAGCACTGGAATAAATCCTCATACACCTCCATGTCATCCATGGAATTGTCAATCGCTATGTTAATTCGTTTATATAATTCCTTCTTTTCCATGTTTTTACCACATTGCACCATTATAAAAGGGCAATTCCTTGCCCTTATTGTACAAATGTTTATTTGATTTATAAATTATTGGTAAATTATTGCGAAATTGTATTTAATTTCTTTTTGTAATTGTACCAAGATGCCCTTGAAATGCCTAATTCCTTGTAAGATGCCCCTTGTTTAATTCCTTCAATAACATCTTTGCTTAGCTTGGGTCTACCTTCATGATATCCAGGTTTCTTCTTTGCAATTTCTTTTCCTTCCTTTGTACGTTGTACAATCATTTCCCTCTCAAATTCACTAAAAGCTAAATAAATCGTTCTCATTAATTTACCACTGGCACTATTATCAAACTTTCCCATATTGAGAATGTTCAACCCACAACCTTTTCTTGTGATTTCATCAATAATGTCTAAGCCATCTCTTACACTTCTGGCAATTCGATCTAACTTTGTTACCACCACAATATCACCTTCTTGTATCCGTGATAACATCTTGTCTAATTCAGGTCGATGTTTCTTTGTGCCTGTATAGGATTCCTTAAATATCCACTTTGCGCCTTGTTCCTTTAATAATTTTTCTTGGTACTCAAGGCTATTGCCATCTTTGGCTTGCCCCTTCGTACTTACTCTAGCATATCCGTAAATCATGTTTTCCACCTATAACCATTATCCTTTGTTTTCTTGTTCTTGATATTTACGCAATTGTTCACGTAACATTGCTATCTCTTCATCCTTTGTCAGTTCCTTTTCGGGCTCTTCATGCATCCCAACAATCCATTCTTGTTTGTTATCGTATTTATCACGGATAACCACTTCACAACCTAATTCAGTAGCCATTTTAACAACAATGTCCATGCGCATTCCTTTAGTTTTAGCGTTTAGTAAGGCATTAATGTTCGTTTGCCCCTTGTAGCCAAGCGCATATGATAGTTTTTCTTGACTCCAACCACGCGCTTTCATAATAGTTTTAATTATTTGTTTTTCATCCATGTTTTTATACCTCCCTTGGTAATACCACTATAACAAATAGTTTTTTATATTGTCAATAGTTTTTTATGTATATGGCTTTTTTATTTTTTCGGGTGGCCGGAGGGGTAACCCGCCCTGGTGGTTAGCTGGATCATACCCCGTGGGGTATTGTGAAATAATCTTGAATTTTAGCATGCTATTTTTTAACAATATTTAACAACCAATTGCAAGCATGCAATTGATAATAATATAAATATATTCACAAATACCACGCTTCAAGTGGGTATACCCCACCCCACAAAAAAATATAACAATCTTGTTATAAATTCCATGTGCTTATACGTTTCTTGATATCTTGTGACCGTCTAAAAACTGTTAAGAAAATGCATAAATATTTATAATAGTATTTACTACTATTATTAAGAAACTTTTATAGGGAAATTGCATCAAAACACTTGTTTTTAATAGTTTATAGTACTATACTTATTATAGAAATAGTAAATAATACTATTCAAAAAGTCATGGATGCTTGCATTCATCTACCACATAAACCCCCACTTTTTAGAAAGTTGGGGATAGAAAAAGAGGTTGCTAAAATAGCACGAAAGGAAAACAAAACATGAAAAAGACAAACAACAAAGAAACAAGACAACAAGTAAAGCAATATATCATTGATTGCTTAGATGTAAATTACGGTTACAAAACACTAGAAGAAAACTTGCGAGAAGCCGTAAACAATTGGGAAAGATACACGAAATGTCACACAACAAACGGCAAGACAAGATACCAAGCAATAAGCCTTGTAGAGTTTCTAACAAATTATGATTGCACTTTTGAAACCTACTTCGATAAGCAAAGAGAATTGCTAGAAACTTGGCTAGATGAAACAAAAGAAGAAAGCGCAAAATATAACGATGAAAAAATGACAATACTTTTCAAAAGATTAATAGCACAAGAATTATCGAAACTAATAAGCAAAGAAGGAAACAAGGAAACGCTAGAAACTTATCAAAAAGTCATTTGGTTAATGCTATAAAAAGTTAAAAAATATAACTATTTCACAAATTAAAAAGCTTAAAAATAAGATCATAAAGGAGTTAAAAAAACATGAAATTAAAAGATGCATTTAAAAAGTACGACAACGTAAATATATTAATAGGCAATGATTCACGCCCCACTAATTATTGGATTAAATTTTTCAACCAATACGACAACCAATGGTTATTGGAAAAGACAGTTACCATTATTCAAATAGGCATAGTTAGTTATGAATTTGAATTCAATTTATAAAAAGGAGATAAGGCTGGCTTATTGGATAATTGGTGGGAAACACCAGGAAAGGAAAAAAACATGAAAAAGTATAATAAAGAACAGTATCAACAAGGAAAAGAAAAGGCAAGAAATGAAGCTATAGAGTGGCAAATGGATTTTGCAAAATATAATCCATTAGGGTTCTATAGTTGGGAAATGCTATTAAAATCTCATAATCATTTTAAAAAACTTGGAAAACGTTACGGATTATTAAGAGAATTCCACGAAAACGGCATTTGTTAAAACGGTTCATGCATCCATAGTGATGCATCCGTTGATAACTTATCAATTGAGTGATTGATAGGTTATCAATGGATCAAGAATCCATTAAGAAGGGAGTGATTGTATGAGTGAATGCATTGTGAACGTAGGTACGAAAATTGACTTGAACGCTCACGTGGTTATTGGTGGTGAAACTGGATCAGGTAAGAGTGTTACCATGAATGGGTTGATTTATGAGTGTTACCGTCAATCAACTAAGAATCGGTTATACTTGTTCGATTTAAAGCTAGTAGAATTCAACCGATATCGAAAAATCTTACCAGTATACACCACAATTGAGGCAATGAGTGAAGCTATTAACGCATTACACAAGGAAATGATGGAAAGATATTCCATTATGTCAAAGAGTGATGAGGTTTCCTGGAGTGGTGGTCACATTTACATCTTTATTGATGAATTAGGAGACGTACTCCAGAACGAAAACAAGGTATTAGCAAAGAATATCAAGAACAAGATTGAAAGCATTGCCAGGATGGGGCGTGCTGCAGGGGTTCATCTCATAGTAGCCACGCAATACGTTATCAAAGCAAATGTACCAATGAATTTGAAAATGAATTGCCAAAAGCTAGTGCTTAGATGCAATAGTGATATCGGTTATAGAGTGATAAGCGATAGAAAATACTATGACTTAAAAGGCAAAGGCGATGCTTACATAGTTAGGAGTGATGGGAGTATTGAAAGATTTCAAGTGCCATACTATTCAAATGAATTTGTTAAGGGATGGGTAAAACAAGTGAGTGATGCAGTGGATCAATACCAAGCGCAAAAGAAACAACATAAAAGCAAAGGATTATTAAAAAGAGTGAGTGATTACATTCTAGGATGCTAGAAAGCATCCTGGAGTGATACCACCTAAAGCATAATAAACATGAATAGCAAAAATGAAAGGAAGGTCAAATTATGCAAAAAGAATTATTAAGTAAGTATGAAACAGAAGTAAGAAAAGTATGGAGTACAGATGAAAAGATGGTCAAGTATTGCCTTAACAAATTATCAAATTTAATTGAATTGAGTGATGGTTCATTATATGAGATTGAAAAAAGAAAGATTAATACAAGTTTCTGTTATGGTCACGGTCAATATGGAATCACTACAGAAGAAGAAACGCAAGGCGCATTAAGTATGGCGGCAAAAGCCAGGAGTGATTATAACTACTTTATTGAAAAGAATCTTGAAGGGATCAATGAGATGATAGAGTATCTAAAAGGCAGTGAAGGCACATTATATACTGCTAACAGATACTACAACAAAGATGTAAACATTGTAAATGTAGTAAGTGAAAAATATATAAGAGAATATCGGAATAGTGGGATTGAATATAAACCACTAACAAAAGAAGATACAAAGAAGTTATTAAAAGCATACCAAGAAGAGAAAGAAAAGTTCACAAAGAGATTAAACACATATTTAAAACGTTATGGATTAAGCAAGGTTAGAAGCTGGACATACTTGGTGGATTAAATATCCACCAGGTATAAAGCAGAATTAGAAAAAGCAATGGGAAAATAAAAGAGTGATAATATATAATAAAAGTAACAGTAAGTAACAGGAGGTATAATAAATGTTATTAAAGGAATTAAAAGGAATATTAAAAGATGAATTAAGTATCACATTAAGCAGTGATAATCAAGAGAATCATTACAGTGATGATTATGTAAACTTTGAAGATATTGAAGAAGAACGATTAGAGAGTGAAGTTATAAATATTGATACATGGAATAATTCAAGACATGCAAATGAAAGATCATATTTAATCACATTAAAGTGATAGTATCCACTTATCAACATAATTAATCAATATAATTAATCAACAAAAAAAAGAGTGCTAGGAAAGGAGATTAAATAAAGCACTCTTTTTATCTTTAAGGGGGATGGTGGAGGCACATTTTCATTTAATGGGATTAAATCATGAAAACATTTAAGAAATACATATATCGAATATAGTAATCATCATGGGGAGTGATAATATATGTCAAGCAAATTTATTTAAAGCATAACCATACCCCTTAAATTCAATTTAAGTGGTGATTTACAATCACCAAGCAATTCATGGTAACTTTATCATCCCAACCACAAATCCTTCTCAAATGGGCTAAAAAGCCCCTATTTTTTCATTTCAGTATTTTCTAACACTTTATCTTCAATTTTTTGAGTGATACTATCCTTCAATTGTTTAGGTTCTTTAATTTTCACATCGACAATATCCTTGTATTTATCTTCCAGAACCTGTTTTTCTTCACCTAGTGGATTAGCAGTGGTAGCTTGGATATCCACTTGGTCTCTCATGCCATAAAAGTTTTTTGCACGAAAGATATATACAACTGGTTGTAGAGTTCCATTAGCTGCCAATTCTGCATCCATGGAGGCAATAATATCTTTAGCCTTGTTTATCATCTGTACTGCTTCTGGATAACTTCCATCTCTAATCCAATCAGAGAACATATGCCTATGAATATTGAGTGATAGGTACATCTTTTCAATCGTTGGTAGTTGTCCTGTTTCTTCACAAGTTTTGAAATAATTATTTAAACGATTAGCCACGTCATCAAGATCATTGTTAAATCGTCTAACACCCTTACGGAAATCATCGGCTTTAAATTCACCCGCAAAAGTCATAACATTACTAAGTGCTTGTGATACTTTATCAGGATGTTCCTTTTCAATTGCTTTGTATCTATTTTGAGTCAAATAAGGGTTATCTGGAGTAGCCATAACAGGATGCTTATTACCACTACTAGTTTTTTTTATTCCTTTTTTTGATTTCTTTTTTTCTACCATATTAATCCTCCACATTGTACAAATGTTTATCCACATATTCCATACCAATCATAACTTCATCACAACTTCATCACAACTTTATCACAACTTTATCGCAACATTTCCATCATGAGTGATATATACCATCAACTCAATTATTATTAATTCAATTTATTAATTGAAATCCATATTCCTGGAGTAGTGGACCAATACTTTCCAATATGTTCTTCACATACTTGTGCATCATCATACCAAAATCCTAGTTCTGTCATACAATCCTTTAGCATTTTTTGTAGATTATCAGTATCTGGTTTAGTTATACGATAAGTACCATCCACCACATCATGCATACTCTTTTTATCTTTATCAATTGGGAAACACCATTTCACATTGAGTGATAATGGAGTTCCTTTTGGAAATATCGGATGATCTTTACTTATTTCTTTTTTACTATCGGTAATTTGAGTGATACCCATTACACCATCAATACCACCAAGTGAATTTAA